TAGTCGTGCCAATAGATTGTCGCTTGATTCTCTTGATAGCTTTCATTATTCATTCTATGTCTTAGCCCTTTATATTTACGGGTTATTAGCGCTACTCAGTTTCTTTTTGTATTTTCGAGTTTCTTGTAATTGGCGCATGGTGTGTATAGTATTGTGTATAAATTTTTTGCTAACTGTGTATAAAAAATTAAATGGCGATCAGTGATACCAAATTAAGAAAGCTGCTAGGTAAAAATCAAACACCGTCCGTATTATCGCATAGAGATAGTTTAAGTGTAAGGGTATCTGCTAAGGGTACTATCACTTGGCAATACCGTTGTCGTGTTGATGCTAAGCAGGTAATTATTACGCTAGGGCGTTATCCTGGGCTAAGCATTAAAGAAGCACAAGACTATATACCGCTTTTTCAAAATTGGTTGAGTCAGGGTAAAGACCCACGCCTAGAACTTAAGCTTATGCGTAACAATGCCAAGGGCTTGCCCACAATGGCAGAAGTTGCTGCAAAGTGGTTAGATAAAAAAGTACCCGACCTAAAAGAAAAAACGCAAACTTTATACACAAACCAAGTCAGCAAATGGATTGTACCTATACTTAATGATAAAAATATGCCACTTGATTTAATGACCATTAAAAATTGGATAACATATTTTGATGAAGTAAAAGCACAAGGCAGTGCTAAAACAGCCGGTACTATATTAGTGCGTATTAAGTCGATTATTGGTTGGGCTGAAAAACGCGGCGAAGTTAAGCCATTTAATCCCGTACTTACATTAAATGTAAATGACATAGGTGAACAGGCATCAGTTGGCCAACGAGTAATGCGCTTTGATGAAATTGCAAAGCTATGGATACAAATAGAAAGTTCAAAAGCTACACCAGCGACTAAAGCATGCCTACAACTAATTTATATAACAGGGGCACGCCAATCAGAGGTTCGTTTAGCAAGGTGGGAGCATTTCGACTTTGAAAATGACATTTGGACTGTACCGCCCGAAAATTCAAAAACAAACAAAGCTATCCGCCGACCTATATCAAGTAAGATGAAAGGCATTTTAAATACACTGGCAATGGTTTATGGACGAAAAGGTTACTTAATACCAGGCGGTAATCCACACAAACCAATGACCACACACAGCATTAACCGTTATTGCTGTCGAATGTGGGATCACTTATTTGAAAAATACAAAATCCCTAAGTTCCTACCACATGACGCCCGTCGTTCAATATCAACACTGCTCAGCGAAAACGGCGTTGCACCACACGTAACAGAAAAAATGTTAGGCCATACAATGCGCGGAGTAATGGCTGTATACAATAAACACGACTGGATTAAAGAACAGGCCGAAGGGTACGAGTTATATTGCCAGCTGATTGATGATTCAATAGCATTTGAACTGAATAAAAATTGATATATAGAAAGCATCTATCAGTCTATACTTTGAAACTGATGCAAGCTATATCGGAATACTAAAATAAGGAGTTAAAATGTTAAAAATAGAAGAGTGTGAGAAAGCAATATTAGAAAATGAATTCAGCAAAACTGGTGAAATAAACACTGGTTTTGAATGGATTAATCATGGCTATTATCAGGTAAAGGATGAGGTATCAGAAGACGTCGCTTATTTCATAACAGCTAATGATGATATTGAGTCTTGTGAACTAGGACGTTTTTTTGTTCCAAAAGAATATAGAGGTAGTGTTTTTTCTAGAAATGCTGCTTTGGAAGTATTTGGATTTATTTTTGAGGCAAAGAATGAGGTTTGGTTAGAAGCAAATGAAAAGTCTATAAATTTTTGGCTCAAAGTTTTTGAAAAAATTAATGCTAACGTAAAAGAGGTTGGCGATTACAAGTATTTTCTAACAAAAATCACTTAGCTCTTAATCGTCGTTAATATCTGTCAAATATTGCAGTTGTAACGGTCAAAGCTATAAATAATATCAGTAGAGCGCATTCCCATGAAAATAATTATCTCCATAATATTTATAGCTTTGATAATTTATTCTCATATTTATAATTTTCAACAGAAGATACTTTATATAAGCGTTGATACATTCAATTTGTTACCTGGCCCAGATGAGTCTGCCGTTGTTTCGTTTGGTAAAAATGATAACGACTTTCATGCATTTGCGATAAAAAAGAAAGATATAAAGCAGGGTGTTGAGCTTGTATCAAAATCAAAGAACAACCCTAACTTTTCTGTGTTTGGTGATGTTGATGGTGAAGCGCTTGTTCGTTCAGAGCAGGCAGAGACATTCGCTAAAGTTAAAGTGTTGAGTGTTGATAAGCAAAATCAAAAAGCCGTATTTGAAGTTGAAGCTAACTTATTAAATATCAATTCGAATGAGCTTAATAAATTAGATAAAACAAAAGTTATTGTAAAAGGAGAGCCTTTTTTAAAGCTAATGTAGGTTGTAGTTTACTCTAGCATTATGCTAGTTCTATGCATTCTGAATGAGTATACAAAAGTATTTTTTGAATATAGAGGGTAAAACATTAATCGTATAATGACTAAGTGTAATAATTATTAAAATTTCAAAAAAGAGAATACTGTGAAACTATATATTACAGAAGCATATGATGATTTTGACGAGGTAATTAAGCATCGATTTATTGAAACAGTTCAATACTCGAAAAACAATGGATATGAGCTTAATATTGTTATAAATGACTTTAGTTTACTAGCAATTTCGTTCTTTAATTTTTTAGGGCATGAGAATAATAGGTTGTTTCTAAAAAATAGGTTTATGAAAGTAAGCGGAGTGAAAGTAAATCTTTATAGTCAAGTTACAGCTAAAAATATAGATTCAGCAGGGATTATTTTAGTTATGTGTGTCTCATATGCATTTGCAAGAAAGCTAGAATACATAGACTTTGATAGATGTATTGTTATCCCAAGAAATGCGGCAAGTAAGGATGAGTGGCTATCCCATGTTTAACCCGCCTAATCAATCAACTAATTCCATCGCAGTGTAGCATTGCCTGTATAAATCCTCAGCTTGTTAAAAACTGAACAGTAACTTAATCTATGATCTTCAATGAAAAGGGAAGATCATGGACGCAGAACAACAAATTCAAAACGCAATTGATACCAAACAAAAAATAAACGTAATCTACAATGGTGGTAGCATGAGTGGCCAGTCTCGTGTTTTAGGACCTATAAGTATTAAAGGCAATAAGGTACGAGCCAAGTGCTATACAACCAACGCTTTAAAAACATTCCTAATTGAACGAATACAAGTCATGGCTGAGAATGGCGAACTAACAAAAGATAGATCGTCAGAGGTTAATCAGCCACCAAAAGTAGAGCCACAGCAAACATTGTTAGACATAAAAAATGCGATAGCACCACATTTCCCTGTCGAGCAATGGTTAATTGATTTGACCGAAAGCACAAAAGATCTATCAATTTACGAACGTTTTAAAAACGGCAACCCTAAAAAATTACCAGAGCTACAAGTATGTTTTGAAGAATACAGAACAGAGCTAGAGATTGATGAACTAACAGGTGACTTTAAAGAAGTCATAATAAAGCGTACTAAAAATTGGGTGGTTCGTTATAAGAGAAAGAAATCAGCAATATCGTATAGCCATTTAAATACCGCAGCCGATCGTTTGTTTATATGGTGCAAAGAGTTATTAGGAAACCAGAGTATAGAATTTAAATTTTTAGAAAGCGCAATGCTAAAACACTTAAAAACAATGTGGCCTAGTGGTGATAAAAACAAAATAAAAAGGGAGTTGGCCGCTTATCCTAGCGTTTATTACAACTCTGCAATAAGTCAAGGAACGCTAAATAACGAGAACTGGTATTTTAGTGTGCCTTACACGTTCAGAGATGCGCTTGATATAAAATACGAAGAGCGTAAAAAAGATAAAAAGGGCTATATGGTTTGGACTCAAGGGCCTATTTTAAAGTTTAAAATGGGTGATAATTTCCCTTCCAAAAATAGTAATATCACAATCCAAGTACAGTTTGGTGATCAAATGGGCTGGGACGGAGATAAAAGCGAAATGTATCTTGGTAGCGTGGTGTTTGACTTGTTTGAACTCATAAATAAAAAGTACATTTACAAACAACGCTATCAATGTAACCAAATGGAATTTTTAGAGTTACTAATCAATGGAGATAGATTAGACAGATTAACTAAGCTATCCCGTTCATCAATAAATACCTAAAATAAAAAGGCCGCTAAATTAGCGGCCTTTTTCGTAATCAGTAAATATCAGGGTGTTTTCTTTTCGATATGATTTACACGAAAGTCCATACGCGCAACGTCTTTCTCGTTTTGAGTAACACGATTAGATAGTTTTAATAAATCGTCTTTAGTCGCTACTGTATTTTGAATTGTATTAACAGACAAAATTAACGCATCGAGTTTAGTATCAAGCTTTTCGAAGCGTTGATCTAACTGCGTAAACCGATTATCAACATTCGCAACACGGTTGTTCCATGTCCACGCTGAAATCGCGATTGTGATCGCGAAAACTATACTAGCAATAAATTCAAAAGTAACAAATTGTCCACGAGTAGCTGGAGAGTCGTCGTTATTTCCGCTCATCAAAGTTCCGTTATAGTTTAATTTGTTGAATTGACGAATGTGTCAATAGATATCCTAAGTATAACTGTTGTTTCTTGGCGTTGCAATCATGCCCCTTGTTGAATCATTGACGCTTTCAAAGCGACTTACCCGTAAATATAACCTTACCCACCAACGTACAATTTCCATTAATTGGTATTAATTGCTCAGGCCAGTTGGGGTTGGCGGCTTTTAGGAACTTGTGGCCGTTTTCGATTATGAGCTGTTTAAAAGTGGCTTGGTTGTCGTCGTCTAGGCGGGCTACTACGTACGAACCGTGGATGCATTCCGCTTCAGGGTCTACAAAAATTAAATCACCCTCATCAAACTTTGGCTCCATGCTAATACCTTGCACCTTTAAAACAAAAGTTAGGTCACTGCAATTAACCGGGCACATAAAACGTTCTGCGTCGTAGGCTTTAATCTCACTTATTTCTGACCAAGCACCGGCTTGCACCCAACTAATAAGTGGGGCGGTGGCTTTGATTGTTGGCCCCGGTGCAACATTACCACTACTGTTTTCACCGATACCAAAGCGTAAATACTCGGGTGTACATTGGAGTGCTCGCGCTAATGATTCTATGTTGCGCGGGTTTTTAGTATCGCCTTTCTCTAATTTTTGAATCGAATTTTGTGCAACACCTACTAATTCAGCTAATTGATGCTGAGTCAAATCTAGTGCTTTCCTTAGCTTTTTAACACGATTAGCAATATCCATATTATCTCCAAAAGGTTTATTTTTAACACTTTAAGTGTGATTGATTTAGATTATCACAACTTTAAGTGGTTTTAGTCAAATCGCTTTTATTGGTTTTATTTTTATAAATACAACAAATAGTGGTTTACAAACCAATAAAAGAGATCGTAATATAGATAAAAGTGGTTAGCAGCTATTGGAGATTAAAATGTCAGCCATAGATAAAGCAGTAAAAATAATTGGTGGGCAAACCAAGCTCGCCACAGTCCTAGGTACTAAGCAATCAGTAGTCCATCACTGGGTTAGCCGACATGGTCAAGCCCCAGCGAAATACATTCCGCGTATTTCAGAACTTACTAACGGTGAAATATCGGTAAACGATTTACTAGCCGATCATCAAAAAAGCAAAAAGGAAGATGCAGCATGAGCACTGAACAACAAATTATTTTATTAGATATTCATCCAGATGCTAAAGCTGTGCTGTTTGCACTACTACAAGAAAACAACCAACTACGCACTGAGCTTGAAGAGCAAAAAGACCGCCTAGTTAGCACCGTTGAGGCATGCGAGGTATTGGGATGTGCGCGTAAAAAGTTTTGGATTTTGTCGAAGTTGTCTGATTTTCCTAAATCAATTCAGTTTGGCAAAACTAATCATTATCGCTTAAACGAGCTAATTAAATTTAGAACGCAGCACCAACAAAGCGTAAACAACTAGGAGAAAACCATGGCAAATGCAGCATTAGAAATTGCAAAAAATCGCGGTATTACAGACGTAAATAAACAGCCTGAAAAAACACAGTTAAAAGTTGTTGATGTAAAACCAACACCAAAAGGACTTACTGAGATTAAGGGGCTTTTTAACAGCGATCGTCATACCGCTGAATATGTGTATACGCACTTGAGTAAGCCGCAGCAAATAATTGTGTGTTATTCGGCAGGCCTATCTAAAAATGATTTGGAAAGGAGCTATCACCAATTTGACCGTGAAAAGCGCCTTAAAATACATCAAGCAATTTTACAGCTTCAAGAAATAGTAACCGCCTTTGTTGATGCTAATGCCATGACGCCAAGCCGTTTTTTACAAAAGCGAGATTTTAGCATTGCTAAAAACACTCAAAAAACAGAACAAGCACATTAAGGGCTAATCATGAGTTCACGAAATCGCGGTACGGTTAGCAACAAAGACGATTACTACGTTACACCTCATTGGTTAATTAGTGAGTTTTTAGACGCAGTAAACCCAGCAAGCCCACACGCTAAAACGCCACTTGATTTGGGTAACGACATACTCGACCCAAGCGCCGGCGGGTGTGATCAATACCCAATGAGTTACCCTGCGGTATTAAACACACATGGTTATTTTAATGTTGAAAGTTGGGATATTCGTATGGATAGTCGCGCCAGTAAAAAAGGGCACGACTTTTTAAGTGTTAAAGGCAAAGAGCAATACGACACCGTGATCACTAATCCACCGTTTAGTATTTCTGAAGAATTTTTAAATAACGCGCTTACGTATGTTAAACCACACGGTTTAATAATCATGCTGCAACGTGTGAATTGGCTAGGCACACAGAAGCGTTTTGAAATGTGGCAAACCATGCCGTTACATTCTGTGTTTGTTCACCATAAACGCCCAGGCTTTAACCCTGAATGCCCATGGAAAACTGATTCAATTGAATACGCACATTTTGTATTTTGCAAAACGGCAAAAGAAAACCTCACACCAAACCTATTTGTAATTTAACTCCCAAGGAATACTAAAAATGACCACTATCAAAGACCAAGATCTATTTAAAAAACAGAACTTAGTAAGAAATATCATTGAACACGCTATCGACCAAGCCAACTTTACTATTCGCAATTTAAACAAGCGCCCAACAGTTGCAATGCTTATGGAGTGTGAAAACTGCCTAACTGACTTTTTGCCAATATTGAGAATGATTGTTGATGTACATGATGTATACGCGCCAGTTTACGACCAAATGGCTATGGCACTTGATGCGGCACAGATACATGGCGAACCTGAGCTGATCGAGTTAGAAGGTGGTGCAGCATGAACAATGTGATGGTGCATTTAACTCGTTTAGATACTCGCCCAAGCGCTGTAGTTGTCGAAATTGCAGCGGTATTTTTTAACCCACATACTGGAGTAATTGGCGCTGATTTTCACGAGGTTATATCGTCAGAAGAGCAAGAGTTACGTTACGGAACAATAAAAGAAAGCTTTAATTCTCAGTGGAAGTTTTACTCGAGCAATAATTCCCCAGATTGTGAGAATTGGGAATCAGATATTAATTATGCATTAGTTTCGTTTGTTGAGTGGCTTTGTCAAATTGAGTTAATTGGCGATCGTATAATTTGGAGCACAGGCGATGATTTTACTGATGCAGGAATATTGCACCAACTGATTTTAGATTACATCGGTAAAAGTGGGGACATATCTGGCAGGTATTGGTATTCAAGTTCAACAATGGACCTAAATACTCTATTTAGAATAGTAACCCATAATATTGGTGAACTTGGTTTTAATGCATTTCACTCTACAGATATTGTAAAGCTTAAAGCCAAAGCTGCAATCGACATGATGCAGGCGCTTGAACTGTAATGGCTAACCCTAGACCGCTCGATCTTGATGCCCTTAGACTATCTGGTATAGCTAAGGGCTTAATTTCGTCTATTAATGATATTGATGACCACAATTTTTTAGCACGTGGTTTGCAAAGTGTTCCTGTGCCTTTACAAAGTCGCATGGCTCGTAAGTACATCGATCGTTATAACCAAAAAAAGGCGGGTAGCCAGTTCCGTGCAAATACATGGCTACGCCGCACTATTGCCAGGTTAAAACCTCGCTTTGGCGTACTATTTAGTATTACTCAAAATATGCCACTACCATGGCATATTTTAAGTAGTATTGAAAAAACCAAAAAACACGCGGGCACGCTTGCCATGGAGTGTGTGCAAATTGCACTTGATGTGAGCGAAGAACACCAGCGACTGAGCTATGAAAAAATAGTACGTATTACCTATGAAGCAGTAGCCGAACATGCAAAATCGTTTGGTGTAAATGTGCCATTTTACAATATGCGAGAAGATGATCTACCTTCAGCGTGCTTTGAAATAGCGTTGCTTAAAATGCACTGCGATAAGTGGTGGGCTCGTCAATTAAAAACCTTGCGCAAGCAGTTTTTAGAGCTGCTAGAAATTGCGACAGGCCAAGTGGGTAAAGACCTATACCACGATAAAAACAGTAAAAAACCTAAACGCCGTGGTATTAGCCCGTATTCATCAAAACAAGCACAGCGTGAATTTAGCTTTGCCCAAGCCAGTGGCCGTCAGTTCTTAGAAATGATGGAACTACAAAGCAGCGACGGCGATGTAATTGACCTAATCGAAGCCGTAAAAAGCGGCATGGCAAACCCCGCTAACCGCCGAAATGAGTTAATGCTACGCATACGTGAAACAGAAGAACTAGCCGATGAAATGGGCTATGTTGCTATGTTTTATACTATTACTTGCCCTGCGCGTTTTCATGCTAATGCTAATACATGGGACGGTTCAACACCTAAAGATGCCCAAAATTATTTAACTACTACGTGGGCACGTGCACGCTCCAAATTAAACCGCCGTGACCTTAAATACTTTGGTGTACGTGTGGTAGAACCCCATGCTGACGGCTGCCCGCATTGGCACATGATGTTATTCATGCCAAAAAATAAGCTTCAAGAAATCAACGCTATTTTGCGTTGGTACTTTATCCAAGAGGATAAAACCGAGCTTTACGATCGTTACGGCCCTGAGCTTACTCGAGCAAAAGTATTTAACAAGTTTGTAGATATAAACACTCACGGCACACACATAAAAACGGTTGAGGCGTGTGTTAAGTACCGTGCGCACACCGAGAAAACCCACTTATTTAAACTGTACAAAAAAAAGCGCAGTGAGTACGGCTTTGCTAAAAAGAAGGCTAACGAAGTAGCTATGCAGCGCAATAAAGAAGATGCCGAAAAAGCCAAAGCAGAGAACAGAGAGCCTAAAAAATTTAAGGCTAAAAACCACAAAGCGCCTACCAAATTTTACCGCACATTTAGCCCACGCTTTGACGCTGTAAAGCTAGATAAAAGCAAGGGCAGTGCAGCCAGCTATATTGCTAAATACATCAGTAAAAACATTGATGGTTATATGCTTAGCGACCATGTTGACGCTGACACAGGCGAAAACTTGCAAGAGCAAGCCAACCCTGTTTTAGCTTGGGCTAGCACATGGAACATTCGCCAGTTTCAGTTTCAGGGTTCGCCAAGCGTTACAGTTTACCGCGAGCTTCGCCGTATGCGAACCGCTGTAAAAGATGAAGTAATAGAGCCTATTCGCCACGCTGCCGACACTGCCAACTGGAAAGACTACGTAAAGCTACAGGGCGGCATGTGTATTGGCCGCGCCGCTAATTTCAAATCAATGTATGAAGCCACCCCAATGGGCAACGACTACGCCGAAGTAGTACGCCGCATAAAAGGCATTGTGACCAACATTGATTACAAAGCCGTACTTACGCGTTTGTTTAATAACGTGCACAACGTAACAGATGCAACCAGCTTAAAAACCCGCCTTATCGAATGGACCAGGCAACTCAAAGGCACAGCCGAAAAACTCAATGCTAAGGATAACACCAACGTCGGCGCAGCCGACCTATCTTGGTCTAGTGGTAATAACTGTACGCCTATAGCCGTGGGCTCTAGCGCCGAGTTGTTACTCGATATGGTGGGGTGTGATGAAAAAGAGATCATGCAGGCTAAAAAGGATCTGATTGCAGGTAAAAGGATCGCTGTAAATGGCCAAACTTACGTAGTGCAAGATGGTGTTTTACAAACTTGGGACGAAAAAGCGCAAATTAAAGAGCAGCGACGCCAGTCGATTGAATCAATGGCGCATAACGAAGCCCAAAACGATGTAATCTTATCTAGCGATAGCGCACCTTCGCAATGTAATCACATGCTCTACTCATTTACAGAGGCGCAAATGGCATTACTTGACCAAGGCAATACAGTGATCTGCAATGGCCGAGTGTATTTCACAAAAGGTTTAGACCTTTATAGCTTTGAAAAACTAGATTTAGAACAGCCAAAAGTAGCTATTAAAATACAAGTAACAGAAAAACACTATCAAGCCGCTCGCGAACAATACGACTTAGCAAATCAGTACGCCGCGATTGATGGCCGTTTGTTACCAAACTCAACAAAATTTAAAAAAGGTTATGCAGACGTAATTGGAGATCTTGAAATGGCTAGATTAGTTTTAGCTGGTGAAGCTTCAGCAATTAGTGATAATGATTGGTGGGCAATGGATATGATGGCGTAGGAGATAACATGGATTACAACGAATTATTAAAAATAAAGCAGGCAAGATCAAACCAGCTAGTTAATTCAGTTTTGGAGTTGCACGCTAACAGCCATAAGCAAGCAAAACTGTGTAAAAAATGTAAATTTGCATTCCCTAAAATAATGTACAAGTGCCCATATTGCTTTAGCCCACAAGCTGAATTTATAAACCTTGATGAGCAATACATGGAAAAGATAGCAAATAGATACTGGCAGTTAGGCTATGCAGAAAAGTCATTAGTTGTGTTAGAAAATGTTGATTTTAAGTTAGGTATTAACGCAAACGGAAAATTGTAATATTTGGGTTTACTATTGTAATTTAGATAAACACCCTTATTAATAATGAAAATTTAATAACTTACGAGAAAATAACAATGGATAAAAAATTAGAAGGTTTACTTACAGAGTTTTACAGCTGTCAACATGCCTTATTTAATGGGTTAGCCGACAATAATGAATTAAGAGAAGCGTTACTTGCTTATTTAAAAAAGTTATACAATGAATTGGATGATGCGGGGGTTATTATAGAACCAATTAAGGATGAACCGGAGTTGTTGCCTCAAGAGCGAAAAATGTATCAAGTTAGAGGATATGAAGAAGATAAGTTTCAACTCAAAAATGGTCAAATTTGGTTGGGTTTATTTATGCAAGGAATGGTTGTAAGTAATTGATTTAAATTTTTTTATGTTTTTTAAGCATGGGTTATACACAAAGCTTGCAAACTTGAAAAAAGGGACTAACTTTAAAAGTGACTATTTTATAGTTAAAAACTTCAAATCCTAAAAGAGGCTGACATGGGATGTCGGCCTTTTTTATGCCTGAAATTCATAGACTTTGCATACAACAGAATGTTATACAATTAAAATAATTATGAAAATGGATTAAATGGAATGCTTAAGTGGTTAGACAAATACATGGATAAGTTGAAATCACCTTACTGGGAAGTTTATTTTTGGATCGCTGTCATAGCTATCGGTATTGCTGGCACCGTTGTAATTTTTATTGACCCTATGGGATTAGCTAGCAAGTTTGGTAATGCAGGTAGCTTTTTAGGTGGCTTATTTACTATAGCTGCAGTATTTGTTGCGGTGATTGCCTACAAATCGAGTATTAGAAGCCACCATGACAAAATAATTTTAGAGGCTTTTGGTGAGTTATCTTTAGAGATTATTCCAGAATTGTTAAAGACAATAGAAAGTGATTCTAGAAAGTTAGGATTTGATATTTATAAATTAATTCATGGCAATTCTGATGTTAGTAAAGAGGTAAGCGATAGAGTTAAAAAAAGATTTTACAGTCTAAAAAAATTAAAAAATAACCTTATAGTAAAAATGAATTATATCATTATATATTCTAATAACCAGCGGGGTTACCCAGAGTCATTTAATGAATTAATCAATATCATTAATGAACTACTTAAATTTTCATACTACTTGGTAAATGAAGATAAAGATTTGCGAGATCCAATTGAACTAAAAAAATATTTAGACTGGGTAGAAGAAGGATTGCTAGAAATAGACTTTTATAATAATTACATTAAAAAAAGTGTAGAGTTAACAGGTGGCTTTACGATTCAATCAGATCAAAATGAATTGAGAGACAGACTGACTCAGATTAGAGATAATTTATTCAAAAGTATCAAATTAAAGCCCAATTAATTCTAACTGTTGTTCACGCGGTAGGTTTTTAATAAGCGACGCGGCTAGTTGTGCAGTGGTTTTACACGGAGGATTTAAGAAGTGATCAAACGATTGGGTAATACGAAACGTGGCTCCGCATTCTCTAGTATTGGTGCACGAGCAATATAAATTAACCACGTGGGCGCTTTGCTTTTCACGTGATGTAACTGTTGCTTTAGCTTCGCAATTTGGACAAGTAACCCGCGCCATAATAACCACCAATCGTTAATAAAATACACTGTCATTATATACAGTAGTTCCATGTGTGCCAAATAACCATTTAGCTATTAGCTGAGAATCAAAAGGGCGAAAAATTCACTCCTCCTCGCCTTCCGCTTTCGTGCAAAAAACGCGTCAAATTGACAACCCCAGTGACATGCAATTAATCGCCAGCCAGCCCAGCAAAAGGATCTGTAAGTGATTTTAAAAAGATCGGCTTGTCACAAATTGACAATGCTTGACAATAAAGTGACAACAAAAAGATCAAATAGCAGGTGTGTTTAAAAAGTTTATGAAGGATACTACGAAAAATTAATTTTATTAGTTACAGAAAGGAATTATATGCACCACGATTTAAGATATGGAGTTGAGCATATGCTTAGCCTATTTGCTTCAAGTTACTTACACTTTCCTGCAAGCGCACTTTATGATGAAGATATCTTCAAGCAACATCAAAAATTATTGAATTCATGCCACATATATTTTATTGGATTAGTCCCTAAAATATCCATTGACGGTTTTAAAGTTGATGAGAATAAAATAATTTTTAATGTGATATATGAAGATCAAGAGTTAGAATTGCCTTTAATTATTCCTGATGGTTTTGAGCTTGTTCCCGAAGATGATCAGGACTATCCGTGTTTAGTTAATGAAGAAAAAAAATTGTGGCTTTCCTCTGACGTTGCAATGAATATTATACATAACCAAATAAAAAAAATTGATTTTGATGTACTTTATATTGGGCAAGCATATGGAAAAGATGGCTCTAGAAATGCTAGAGATAGACTTTTAAGTCATGGTACATTACAAAAAATATCTTTGACACATACAGTACCTGACAAAGAGTTGTGTGTACTAGTTATTGATATTAAAGAAAACAATCAAGTAATTACAATGTTCAATCATAAGGCAAAGGAAAGAGAAAAAGATAATGCACGTATTAAGTTAGGTATAGAAAAGATTTTTAATACTTCTGAGCATGAACAGGTCTGTCTGTTTGAAGCTGCATTTATTAAATACTTTGAGCCTAAATTTAATATAGAATTTAAAAATAGCTTTCCATCTACCAATCTAAAAATACTCCAAGACTGCTATGAAAAGGATTTTGCGAGTGTTTGTGCGGAAATTAATTTCGATGGGCTGCCGTTTGATTTAAAATCGGAAAAAATTGAATCTAATTCCTCTCATATGGCAAATTTTAATATACATGGAAAAGCTGATAGAGAAGCTTTTTTTGCCATGAAAAGGCAGCCTAAGTTGTAGATCTAAAATCTAAGAGTTAAGAATCTTAGGTGAATGTGTAATCTTATATACTAGCCCCTTTCAGTTTTTCCACAGTTCTTAAACCTGCAAGCCCAAGCATGGCAAGAGTTAGTTCCATCATTGTATCAAGTGGTAGCTCAGGTTTACCAATATCAGGTATTAACCATACTAAAAGCGGGTTTATCACAAAGGCAAACAAAAAACCAAAACCACATACCCACATTAAAAACGGGCGTGCGCCTGCTACAAATGTGCTGCGGTGTTGGGCTTGCACCTTCATAATCTCGGATTGTGCTAAAGCAGGTTGCTGTGCCAAGCGTTGTTTTACAACATCAAGCGTTAATACCTCTTCGTCGCTGGTAAATAAATTATCAAGCACATTGCCTACTGCATTAATTGGCTCAGCCGCATTGCTTGTGAATAAACTCGTAACCCATCCCATTATTTAATCCCTCTGATAAATTTAATAAAGCCTTTTGGGTCTTTGCTAAACGATTTAATTAGCTTGTCGAACCCTTCTAAAATGTGTGGTGCTGCATACGCTGTTACGCCAATCACACCCGTTTTTAGGCTTTCGTCAAAGCCGCGCCACTCACAAAACATAGCCGCTAAGTACGCTGCAAAAATAGCAACGAGCACGTTCATACAGTAATGAAAAAACGTAAATTGCTTTTTGCTTAAATACATTTGAATAGCGGCTGCTAAAAAACTCAACATAAATAAACGCCCCCATTGCTTAATAAATTCTGTTACATCAATCCAGCTCATGCGGCTTCCTTAGGTGTTGGGTTTAAGTCTGAATACTCAGGCTCTTTAAATTCAATATGCTGCGCGGCAGGTAAGTAGTTATTAATGCCTAATACGTCTTGCTGCAAGGGCACAACTTCATTGTTGTAATACGCACGGGTAATCTTATCTAAATCACCAAAGCCCGGGCTGTCGCCAGATGATTGGCCGCTGAGTGCTTCTTGTGCGCGGTGCATACTGAGCATGTCGTTAAGCGTAATTTTTTTAATGCGCTCAAATTCGTCTTTTGTTGATATGTCGCCCACTGGTGTAATGTTTATCGCTTTTTCGGCATCGGCTTTATTACTGCGAAAATTAAAAAACAAACTTCTAAAGTTACCCACACCTTTGCTGTCACGTATGGCATTTTTAAGGGCGGTTTCATCGTCAGCGCTTAAATTAGGGTCAGCCATTGAGAATATAAAGCCCATGTGCGCACCGTTCTTGTAATAACGGCGACGAAATAACGTGGCATCTTCATTAAGCAACGCCGACTGAATACCGCCGTAATATTGCGGTATGCCATAAATGCCTTGCCCGGGGTCGTATTCTTTTACGTGTATTATTTCGCCTTCATTAAAGTAAATAGGCTCATGACTGCGATTACTTAATTGTGCGTACACACCGCGTTTATCGGTATAACGCATAGTTAGTGCAGGCAAGTGGCGTAGTTTAATAACTTGCCCAAATGAATTTTTAATAACCTGCAAATAGGCGTTACCGCTCCACAGCAAATCAAACGCAAACTTACTAAGGGCTTGATGGCTTAAAAGCGGGTTAGGCTTATACCATTTTAAAATCATGTTGCGTTTAAAGTAGAGTATTGGCCCATGCTGGGCATTTACACGCAGCAGTTTAACCAAGCCTTGCAAATTAATGGGCGGGGCGTAAATGCCGTTACTGTCACTAAACACCCCAACGTAATCGGTTAGCCGGTTGTCTAAACACGGCTCCGGATCGCCAAAGCTAAACGTATCGGTTACCGCTGTGCGTTGGTTGTAGTTTGGCGCTTGGCCGTTACTTACTTGTAATCGTGGTTTACTCATTAAGCTGCAATTCCTACAGATGTTTGACGGCTATGGGCGTTACCGTCGAGTGGTTCAAATAACATAGCGTGCATAATTGCCCACGCAATATCGGCATGGCCTGTTGTGGCTGTGCGGTTTGTGGCATAGGTGATTTGGTCGCCCACCACTTTACGGCGAATATTAATGAACGAGCTGGCAATATTTACCGCGTCCTGGTCAAACTCAAAGCGGCGGTTTTGAATAACGTTAATGGCTTTAATAACCATGCGGTTTTTAATGATGGGGTTGTAATGAATCGGCTCGGCATTGGGGTAAAACTTAGTAATAAGCTCCCACACGCCATAACCAATGCCAGTAGTGTCTACGCCAATATGCACAACGTTGTATTTTTCGGTGAGGTGTTTTATCTCGTTTGCCATGGCTTCAAAGTCGTTGCCGCTTAAATCAAGTGCTTCTAGCAGTAAAAACTTTTCGCCTGGCTTCATGGGTGCACTTAAAATGGCAACACTGGCTTTATCGCCAAAGCGGGCAGGGTCAAAACCAATTACAACAGGGCGCAGACCAAATGGGCGCTCGTAGGCTAAATCAAAGTCGGTCCACTTGGTCGAGTCGCCCACGCAGTTCATAAGCTGTTTAAGGTTAAATGCACTGTGTGCATCATCAATAAACTTACACATAAACAAGTTATTAAACTCATCTACGCTGTATTCGTTTTCAAGTACGCCAATATCAATGCGGTCAAAACCACTGGTTACTACATCGTAAACCGTGAGCATTTGACGCCAAATACCGTCGTCACACAACTGACCGTTTTTTAAGTTTTTATGGCTTACATCAATAGCAAATTCGGGATCGTTACACGCTTTTGTTTTGCGGTACCATTTACCGTTCCAATGGTCGTAGGCTTCGTGGCTGGTAACCGATGGCGTACTAAAATACGTTATTCGTAAATGTTTATGCGTTGCCATAGCCTGCGCCAAACCGCGCAGCGACTTATATTTAGGTATCCAAAACACTTCATCAATATATAAATCGCCGGACTCAGATTGTGCAGTACGGGCATTAGTTGATTTAAATATTAGTTTAACCGTTTTACCGCCGGCTAAATTAAGCACCATGGGTGAGCCACTTAATTCAACATTAAAATGCTCACGCACCAACGCCACAATATTGGCTTTAAATACTTCGGCCTGGTCGCGGCTCGCCGATATAAATATTTTATTGCGCCCATTTACCACAGCATCGTAAAACGCTTCGAATGCAAAATAAAATGTAGCGCCAATTTGGCGTGGTTTTAATATAAAACGGGTGCGGTGGTCTTGGTTATCAAACCAATGTTTTTGGTGAGGATAAAGTAATGTGTCTTTAAGCTCGTTGAGCATTTCAAGGGTAATGCCAGAGCAATCGTTTTTCTTTTTCTTCTTCGATTTTTTGTCATTGCCGTTATGACTGTTGCTGCTGTTATTGTTGGCGGGATCGTCATTACTTGCGCGCTGTTTTGGGGCTGGGGCTAATTTACTTTTATTAAGTGCGCACAACTGGCGCGTGCAAAAGTCGAGCTCTTTATAGTCAGCATCGGTTTTATCGTCTTTATCGGCCAGTACATTAATGCGTTTGCTAAAGGCCATTTCGGCGTTATAACTTGGGCACATGTCCTCCCACTTGCCAGCCTCCGACCAACGGCGAATGCTACGCGCACTGGGCATGTCGTCAAGCTCGGCTATTTCGTCCACCGTGTAGCCCTCAACAACATACAAATCTTGTGCTTTTTTGCGTATCTCTGGTCCGTAGTTCGCCATCTATTGCGCCGCTTTTATTAATCCATAGCGGCAGTGTATTCGTTATAAAACGCTTAATCTGTCAGTCAAAAACCTAGCCATTCCTAAAAGTTAAATATAGGAATTTCAAAAAGTTAAACCGTTGGAAAGGAATAAAAAGAGGGTGCAAACTGCAATCACTTTAAAGCAATACGCTTAATTTGCACATATTTAAAAAGGGTTGTTTATGCCAGGTCAACTACGTACTAAACCGTTATCGATTGCCGCTGTAGGTATGACCGTTGACGGCCGCGAAATATCAGAGCAAGACGTAGCCGACATTGTAGAAACCTATAACCCGCGTAAATACGGTGCACGTATTAATGTTGATCACGAATTTAACTGGTCGGGCTGGGCCGCTAAAAATCTTCATAACGTAGATATTCCCGGCATGTTGGGCGATGTAGAAAGCGTTGCAGCCTATGAAAACGAAGAGGGCGTTGTGTGCTTATACGCAGTGCTTGCGCCCAATCAAGGGTTTGTAGAGCTGAACAAAGCAGATCAAGCCGTTTATTTTAGTATCGAAATTAGCCGCGATTTTATGGGCACAGGCAAAACCTACCTAACCGGTTTAGCAGTGACCGACTACCCAGCCAGTTGCTATACCGACCGTATCCATTTCAGTAGTAAGAGTAAGGCAGATGACACGGACGTCTCTTTATTAAAAGTTGATTTAGGATCATGTGAGCCTATCGACGCCGCACCTAAAAAACCATTTTTTAAACGACTATTCGCAAAGGAAGAACCCGACATGAACGAAACACAATTAGCCACAGCCTTAAAAGATGCGCTGGGCACACCGCTTAGTGAGTTTGCTAAAAAACTAGATGGGCTTGCCACAAAGCTTGATTCGTTTTCAACCACAAAAGTGGAAGGTGAAGAAACGCCGCCAGCTGATGATGAAAACACTGAATTAGCTCTAGTAAAAGAAGAGCTATTAAAAACAAAAACAGCATTGGACGAACTAAACGATAAGTTTACCAAAGCGTTGAAAGCACCTGCGGGTGATACCACTGACGCCGACGAAGAACCCGAAGGCGAAGAGGGTAAATACAGCAACTGTCTGTAATTGCATTCACTCTAACTTAACTTAGCTAAACGCAGGAAAGAATATGAAAACCAGAACTAGAGAATTATTTGTCGCCATTATGGCTGGCATGGCCGTTAATTACGGCGTTACATCAATGAGTGAGCAATTCAACGTTGAGCCTACAACCGAGCAGCGCTTATATGATGCTGTTTATGAATCGGCTGAATTTTTACAGATGATCAACACCGTACCGGTAGACGACTTAGTTGGTCAGTCAGTGATCATGAGTGTAGACGGTGGCGTTACAGGTCGTGCAGGCGTTGAAACTGACAACACCAAAGAGCGTAAAACCCGTGATGTATCAAAGCTCGATAAACGTGAATACCGTTGTTACCCAACAGAATGCGACATTCATATCACATGGGTAAAAATGGATCAGTGGTCTAAGTTCCCTGATTTTCATAATCGTTATCGTAATCACGTACGCCAGGCTATTGCGCTCGACATTATTAAAATTGGTTGGAATGGTACGCGCGTAGCTGATACCACAGATATTACAGCCTATCCAATGATGAACGATGTAAACATTGGCTGGCTACAACTAATTCGCCGCGATGCACCCGAGCGCGCAATTAGTGAAGGCGCAACCGCTGGCGAAATTCGTATTGGTAAAGGCGGCGATTACGAAAACCTAGACCAAGCGGTGCACGATGCATTGCAAGGTATTCCAGAGCACAAACGTGCAAACATGGTAGCTATTATTGGCGACGAGCTTTTAGCGCAAGACAAAAACAAGCTATACGCCAAGCAAGCACATACCCCAAGTGAAAAAACCAAGATTGAGCTGCAACAGGTGATTGAGACCTATGGCGGTTTAATGACATACAAAATCCCTTTTTTCCCTGCTCGTGGCATTTTAGTCACCAGCTTTGACAACTTAAGTCACTACGTACAAACGGGATCAACACGTACCAGTGTAGAAAACAACGCCAAGAAAAAACGCGTTGAAGACTACCTATCACGAAACGATTGCTACTACGTAGAAGACCTTGAAAAAGTCATGTATTTCGAGTCTACCAGTATCAAGTTACCAAATTCAGACGGTAGCGCCTGGGTTTAAATTTTCGGTAAATTCCCATTTGGCCGGCTTGTTTAATCCAATTTTCAAGCCGGTCTTTTTAACCACATTAAAGAGTGTTTTTAAATGAGCTTAGTCAAAAAATCATTAGCCAAAGCAGCAGGCAGCGTACCAGCAAGCACTGACAAAAAAGCGCCAACGGTCGCGGCAACAGCCACGAGTACCCATGCGCCAACCACTATCACTAAGCAAACCGAGTACCAGCTTTATGCAGCAGCCATCGAATCTGACTTAGCTCAATTAAAAACATTTACTGATATAGCAGATAAAGCAACTTACAAGTCTGAAGCGTTAGAACGCCAAGACTATTTAGGGTATATCAATCAATATCGACTAAGCGGCCAGTGCCACCCGAACACGGTTTTAGCATGGGTGTTTATTTGGTTGGTTGACTTAAAACGCTGGGATGCAGCGCTAGAACTCCTGCCGTTTATGATTGAGCAAAAGCAACCACTGCCAACGGTATTTAATACCAAACATTGGCCTGCATTCGTTATCGACCAACTCTACGATGACGCTAATTACTACCTAACAGAATCAAAGCAGCAAGGCTTATTTGATATTAGCTATGTACTGCGTGGCTTAATCAATACCGTAAAAAACCAAGACTGGAACGGCCTTGAAGTGGTGGGCGGTAAATTGTACGCCATTGCTGCCAAGGTTGATGCAGCCCAGCACAACTATGGTAATGCTCTGTTATTTGCAGAGCACGCCCAAGCCATTAACGACAAAGCAGGAGTTAAAGGTTTAGTAGATAAGCTAGCAAAGCAATTAAAAGCAACGGTTAGCGAGTAACAGCTCCAACGCCAGCGGGCAACTTAGCACAGTGCGAGTATTAATTATGTCGCCAGTGTGACTAAGTGGCGCCCGCACCCAATTTAATGTGTGTGTTTTTACAGGTGCAATATGAATTTAAGCGGTATGCCACAAGCAGATTTACAAAGCATTAATGTTGATGTGCCAGGCAATGGCTATTACCCGACATTAAGCACGGCTTATTTTATAGAGCACTACGCCGTTGCCCAAGAATACGCCAGTAAAAGTGAGCTGCTTGTTGAAAAGCTAAAGCGTGCACAGACCGAGGTAAACCAAGAACTAGTAAGCGCTGTGCTTACTAACGGCACACCATTAAACGCACAACAAATAATTTTTTATAACGATGCAGTGTATAGCAAAGCCAAAGCTAATTTATTGGTATCTAAGCTTGGCAGTACACACCGTGAAAACGCAACAGCACAGTCGCAATCAGCCATTGATAACTTTGAACACTGGCAACGCGAAAGCATAAACGCTATGCGCTTACTGCAAGCACTAAGCCCTAATTTATCGGTAGAGCTGTTATGAGCCAAAGCAAAATTGAAAAGCTTAAACAGCATTTAGTGAGTGTTGAGTACCAAGGCCATAAGTTGGCGCTTAATACCCAGTTTGATAGCTGGATAGAAGGCGGGCGCATAGAGCCAAGTAGTAAAACAATGAATGGTAACGGGTTATTGGCAGCGAGGTTTTATTACTCAGGTGTGATCAGCATTAATCCATGCTTTGCGCCGGCTGCGTTAATTTGTGCCTTTGCATCGTTTTGGTTGCAAAACAACGGCGGGCGTTATGACAGCACCGACATTGAATTTAGCGCCGATGTAAACGACGACAACAGCAATGAAGTCGAGCTGACTATTAACCAGCTGTGTGAAGACATAGAACTAATACAAACAGACAACGGCCCTTTTGAGTTAAACGGTAACCGTTACGACTTTGGCGAGCAAAGCCTATGGGTTGCTGAATCATTTTTACTGCAAGGCACTGTAAGCCGTGCTTAACGTTAAATTTGACGAAGGGCGCAGCAAAGAACAATTAGCGTTTTTACAGCTCAAGCCTAATAAGCGGCGCAATATATTACGTCGTGTTATTCGAACAACGAATAAAAGCAGTAAAGAGCGGATCACCAAGCAAACAGATTTAGCAGGCAAAACATGGCAAGGCAGAGCAAGTGGTAAAAAAAAGAAAATGCTCACCAAGCTTAAAAAGTTTATGAAGGTTCGCCACAGTGCAAACGACGCCAGTGTTTATTTTTCAGGGGGCAACAGTGGAAAAATAGCCCGTGCCCACCAAGAGGGCATAAGCCTAGATGCAGGCAAGCCAAAAGGTAAAGCGGCTCAAAATAAAGAAAGGCCAGCCACGCGAAATTTAGCCAGGGCATTAATAGCCGAGGGTTACAAAATACCGCGTCGTAAAGGCAAGGGCAGTAAACGCCCAAGTATTAAATGGATAACAGAGAATTTAAGCATTAACCAAGCAGGGTTTTTACTTCGCGATTTAAAGGGCAGCTCAAGTAAGAGTACATGGCAAATTGACTTGCCGGCCCGCTCATTTTTAGGGCAAACGCAGGGCGAAGAAAAGCAGCAAATGAATTTTATTTTAAACCAGGCTATGCACGTTGCGTAGCGCAAAGCAAAAGGAACGATCATGGCACAAGGTAAAGTAACCGTTGCCGCCATACAAACAGGCAGTGGCGCTACGAAACAGATTGAACGCAGTGTGTTGTTTATCGGTCAAGCGAGTGAGAACAACGGCAAAATTTTATCTATTAATGCACAAAGTGATTTTGATGTTGAGTTCGGCGCCGCCGACTCCCCACTAAAAACACAAGTAAAAGCATGGCAACGCAACGGTGATGACTTAGTGAGTGGTTATGCCATCCCGCATGGCGCAGGCGATAACGTAATGGCCCTTATTGATAAAGCAATGGATCAGGATGTTAGCCCTGAAATTATTGTTATTTGTACGCCAGTTACAGGCAAAGCCGACATTGAAAGCTACCAAGCCAAAGCGCTTGAAATTTTATCGAGCCTTGCTCGTCGTGTTCGCTTTTTACTTGCAGCACCTGGCTTAACGGCTGAGCAAAGTTGGCCTGATTTAGTGACTTCATTACAACCGTTAACCGATGGCGTAGTAGGCGATCGTGTGGCTGTTATCCCGCTTTTATTCGGTGACGAACTAGGTGCAGTAACAGGGCGTTTATGTAAAAGCGCAGTCACTATTGCTGATAGCCCAATGCGTGTGCTTACGGGTGCAATGTCATTGATGCCACACCCAGAAGATGCCGCCGGCAACCCCTTAACCAACTCAACCACGGCGGCACTTGATGCGCTGCGTTTTAGTTGTACACAGTTTTATGCTGATTTTGATGGTACGTATTTTGGCGATGTAAACATGCTGGACGCTGAAGGCGGTGATTTTCAAAAAATTGAAATTGGCCGCATTGTTGATATGGCTGCACGTGCTGTGCGCATTATTGGAATTCAAAACGTTAAAAATCGTCGCTTAAACAACAGCAGCACCGGGATTGAATTTGGTAAACGCATTATGGGTAAACCGCTGCGCGACATGGCACGCTCTATCAATATTGGTGCCGATAAGTTCCCTGGTTTAATTCGCGCACCAAAAGACGACAGTATCAACCTAACGTTTATGAATGCGACCACCTTACAAGTCGTACTTAAAGTTAAACCAATCGATTCACCCAACACCATCATTGTTGGGATCATGTTAGATAACGCAGAGTAGGAGCGCAAACATGCAAAAAGTACTAGGCGGTAAAGACTTCGATATCTTCATTGGTGATTCGATGGTTCATGTTATGGAAGCGACTTGCAAAATTACTGATGGGCGCACCGTTAAAAAAGTGCGCGGTATTCCAAAGGGCTTTATTGATGGCGATGTTGAAGGCGAAGTAACACTAAAGCTTGATCATGAAAATTGGTTAATCGTGCAATCGCAAGCTGAAAAAGCAGGCAGTTGGAAAGGTATTGAACCGTTTGATATTGCGTTTAATGCAGAAGTAGCTGCAGGTAAAAAGAACGTTGAAGCGTTTGGTTGCCTGCCGCAGCTGGACGAAATTTTAAACATTAAAGCCGATGGTGGCGAAGAAGACACCACATCAATCAAGTGTCCGATTACTAGCCCTGATTTTGTCAAAATTAACGGTGTGCCATACCTAACTGACGATGAAGTGAGAGATTTGTAATGACTAAAGCCATTCGCACACTAACTGCCACAACATTACTAAGCACCCTGCAAGCATGTGGGCATAAAGTATTTGAGGGTGAATTAAACCTAAACATTATAGGCATTCGCCATACAAACACCCGTGCCAACACGTTTAACGATGCAATTTGTGTGTTGTATCAGCAAAACAGCGAATGGCAGTTAAAGCAGTATAAAGCCACAACAGATGCCGGTATTTACTGGCGTAAAAACCCAATGAACATAGACGGCACAGCGGTGCTAGTTGCAGGGCAGCATAAAAGCTTATGGACGTTGGGTTATCACCAGGGCAAGTATCGCGCCCTTGTACAGCATAAACCGGTTGTTGTTCTACGTGACAACAACAAAGACACCGAGTTAGACACGGACGTCACACCCCAAGCAGAGCTACAACAAGGTTACTTTGGTATTAATTGCCACCGTGCAAACAGCAAAACCACATCAACCCAAGTTGATAAATGGTCTGCCGGTTGTCAGGTGTTTGCAAATCCCAATGACTTTGATGAATTTATTGCTTTGTGCGAGCAATCAGCAGCCAAGTACGGCCCTTATTTTACCTACACACTGCTAGAACAAGCAGATATTAAAGAGAGTATTGATCATGGCGTTTGAGAAAAAAATCACATTAGAAACCCCCGTTGGCGAAATCACATTTAATGTAAATGGCGCCGACTACAACAAATACATTAACTCGACTCAGCCAAATAACAAGGTGCAGCCGGCAACTAACTTTTTATTAAACACAGTGGTTGAAGCCGACGCTAAAAAGCTCAAAGAGCTGGTACAGCAACCGGGTGCCGCGTTGTTTTTAGTGGGTGCCATTGTTGAAGAATACCAACCCGAGTTTAATTTTACGGTAAAAAAATCGAAAGCCGAGCCAAGCAAATAGGCAAAAGCAGGCTCGATCAGTTACTGGCATACCACGCTAAGTATTTTGGCAACCAACCAGTAACTGATGAGAGCTTGGCACAGGCGCTTTACCTTGAAACATCACAGCAAGAAAACTTTGTAACAGCCGTAAATAACGGCATTTGCACAGCATTAGGCGGCGAGTAATTAATGGCAACACTCAGCAAATTAGACAAGCTTACTTATTCAATCGGGATCATCGATAAGGTGACGGGTCCGGTTAATAAAGTGATGGCTAAAATTAATCAGCTGAGCCAGCAAACCGCCGCCGCACAAGATCAAATGATGCGCGGCGCAGCCACAGCCGTAGCAGGTGGTTATGCGCTTGCCCGTTCGCTTGCGCCAGCAATAGATCAGGCCGCCGCATTAGGTGAAGTGAAGTCGCTTGGCGTAGTTGACGAATCATTACAAAAATTAAACAAAACTTCATTAGAGTTTACCGCTAACTTTGGCGGCAACGCATCCGACTTTGTTCGCAGTGCCTACGACATTCAATCAGCAATGTCAGGAATTACAGGCGACGAACTATCAAAAGTTACCGAAATATCAAACACCTTAGCCAAAGCCACTAAAGCTGATGCCGCAACAGTGACCGACTACATGGGAACGATGTACGGCGTATTTAAATCAACAGCCGACAAAATGGGCAAAGTAAAGTGGGCGGAAGATATAGCAGGCATTACCGCTAAGGCAGTAACTGATTATAAAACTGACGGTAAAGAAATGGCTTCCGCGTTCAGTGCTTTGGGAGCCTCATCGTCTGCGCCACTGGCAGAACAAATCGCAGTAATGGGGCGTTTGCAATCGACTATGAGTGGTAGTGAATCAGCAACAAAATATAAAGCATTTGAAGCTGGAGCAGGTAAAGCTCAAAAAGCACTCGATTTAGATTTTACAGATAGCTCGGGCAAGCTATTACCGATGGTAGATATACTTCAAAAAATAAATGAAAAAACAAAAGGATTAACTAAGCAAGCGGACATTGATGCAATAGCAACCGCGTTCGGATCAGCTGAAGCATCATCATTAATTAAACTATTAATAACTGATATTGATGGGCTAAACAATCAGGTTCAAGACTTAGGCAGCGTAAGCGGTATGGCAAACGTTGCAAAAATGGCAGACGATATGAGAACGCCATGGAACAAATTAAGTGGATCATTTAATGCTGCATCCATAGCACTAGGCCAGCGTTTGTTACCTGTGGTTGAGCCGTTCGTTGAAATGCTCGCCGCCGGCTTTGCTTATATCGTTTCGTTAACTGAGCGCTTTCCGATTTTATCCAGTGTGATTGCAACACTTGTAGTGGGCATTGTGGCGCTTATCTCTATTTATGGAGTGGTCATGTTCATGATGGGCCTTTACAAAATGGCGCTGATAACAAGTGGTGCGCTCACAATGGGTTTAACAGTGATAACTAAATTATGGCAAGGCGCACTTATTGCGTTACGTGTATTGGGTTTTTTATCACTCATTACAACGATGGGCGCGGCGGCCATTGCCATGGGTACATTTAAAGCAGTTATGCTCGCAGGCCAAGCGGCTACATGGTTGTTTAATGCAGCGCTTTGGGCAAACCCAATTACGTGGGTAGTAGCGGGTGTTATTGCGCTCATCGCGGCGGTTGGTGCGCTTATCTATTACTGGGATGACTTAGTGGCTGCGTTTCAAAATACCGCATGGGGAAAAGTATTAATGGCGGTGTTTGATAGTGTGAAAGCGGCCTTTAATGGGGTGATTGATAGCGTAAAATGGGTGCTCGAAAAGCTCGGCCTGCTTGACGATACCGAGGCAAAAATAAAAACAGAAGCGACCTCAACACACGAAAACATTAACCGTGCTCAGCCTAGCAATTTAGTCATGCAAAATGCAGATCAAGCGTTCAGCCGCGACTACGGCCAAGCTGTGATCAACAAAGCCGCCCAAGTACCAGGCAATAAAGCCAGCACTAACTATGGTGCGGTGAATGATGTTACGTATTTGAATCGAACGCAGTTAAACAAAGGTCAAACTAACAATGCTATTAACTCAACATTGCAAAGCAGTAATGTCATTGAGCAAACAAATAGCGCGTTGGCACAAACGAACACATTAAATAACCGCTATGTAAGTTCAACTGTGGCGAATAGATTAACCAATACCGCGCCTGTAAACACCGCTATTAATAACAATGCTTCAGCAAACGATGCTGCTTTTTTTGCTAGCGCAACAACGCATAGTGTAGTTAACCCAGTATTACAAAATAGTATTGCTACAAACCAAACAAATAAGGTTTTGGCACAAACCAGTGCAGTAACCATGACTGCAAACGATGCTGCTTATTCAACAACGGGCAACATCAATAACAGCGCTACTAACTCAGTATTACAAAGCAGCCCAGCTACACATAACGATGTTGGCCACAATGCACAATCAACACAGTTCGTAACACAATCAGCGATAGGAAATGGCAATACACGCACAGCTAATCATTTTACTAACGCGGCTAATTCACCTGTTTATAGTCAAAAATATGAACAACTCGCCCGCTTTAATCAAGGTGCAGCGCCATTACAACGATTGCCAATGGTCAAAACAGATCAGGCAATTACTAACACAGCGAACGCGTACAGCGTTGAGCCGTTAAATACTGAGCAACAACACACGAATAGCTATAAAGCCAAAGTACAAAAATCAGCGTTTTTACAAAGCCTAACGAGCAGCACCAGCCAGAGCAGTTCAAGCGAGAGCGATAACAGCAAGCGTGTGCACATAGACAACTTAACGATTAAATCTGACGACTTAGCGCAAAGCTTTGAACAAATGATGGAGCTAGCAAGCTGATGAACTTTGATATTGCACTGCACATAGATTTAGCCGTTGAGGATAATGATTTTGTACTTAATGACTCGCTGACACCCAGTACATTAAGTAAATCGAATGTGGTGGCGCAAGATATAAAGCATCGAATTTTAGAAAGCGGTTTACTCATAAAGCTGATTGGCCTGCGCAATAAAAACGGCATTGCGCCCATTTTAACCGAGCTCGAATTACTAACCGAGCAAGACAATCGGATTAAGCCTGGCACTATAAAAGTGTACCGAAATGACGACGGCACATTAAGTATCACCGCGCAAACGCGCCAATACGGGAGCCTACAAAGTGGATTTTAAAACCCTAATGCAAAATGCAGGTTTGCCAATGGATGAGCAAACAGCGCAAGCGCAGTGGCAAGCACAGTTAAAAGAGCAAAACATACAAGTTGCCAACAATTCACCCTTTGGCCCATTTTGGCGAACCGTTGAAGCGTTGCTAACAAAGCCAGTCGTGCAGCTGTTTAATTGGCTAGCAACGCAGCTAATGCCTGACTTATTCATTATGACAGCAAGCCGAGTTGCACTGATTGAACGCCATGGCCCTGCACGTAATGTGTTTATTCAAGCGGGCGTAAAAGCACAGGGATTATTAACGTTTACACGCGAAAGCGACGAGGGCGAAAGTTCCATTGTGGCAGGAACCGCAGTGGTAACCGATGTGCTAGGCGATAAAGTGTATAAGCTTATACTTTTACAGGATGTGTATTTTCAACAAGGGCAACGCACTGCGTATGCATTGGCTGAAGCCTATGAAACCGGTGCAGCTTATAACTTACCCGCAGAGGCTTACCGATACTTTACTGAGCAACAAGAAGGGATCACCGTAACCAACAACGATGATTGGTTAATTAAGCCAGGCTCTGATGATGAAGACACTGAGCATTATCGCCTACGCATTCGTAACGTATTTGGTACTGCTTCCCGCTGGCATATCAATGCTGTTTACAAACAAATTATTGCTAGCTTTGCTGTACCAATAGATAACATTGAAATACTAACCAATGCACCACGTGGACCAGGCACGGCTAATGCGTATATTTACTTAGATGTTGGCCCTGTACCAACAGCACTATTGAGTGCTATTAACCAACATATTCGTACCGCAGGCCACCATGGTTTAGGGGATGACTTTATGGTTTACGCTATGGCAACCAACGGGTTTGATATCACCGCAACCTATAAGTTACATGACAACAGCCACGCTATTCAAGACGACTTAACCACGTTTATACAAGCCGCATTTCGTCAAAATGCAGCGTATGCACCCACACGCGTAACGCATCAAACTGTGTTCAGTATTAGCCAACTAATAACACAGTGTCATGAACAATTTAGTGAACTGCAATCAATCAAGTTTGATATTGACGACATAACCGCCGCCAACTGGTTACCGGTACTTACATCATTAACCGTTAACGAGGTGGCAAATGGCTAACGAAATCGCCACTTGGTTAAACAAAGGCTACGCCGAAAAACTTGTAAAAGCGGCCACAGGCTACTGGGAGCAATCGCGCGACTATGTTATGTGGGCAGTGAACCAAAAAGACGAGTTAAAAAATGAAGAGCCTGTATTAGGGTTTCTGGCATGGGAGCGCTTAACAAACCGCTTAGATGATGAGCCAATCGAGCTATACCGCAAGCGTGTACAGCATGCATTGGTTAATACTATTGACGCTGGCGAAATGGCATCCGTAAGAAGTATTTTCGACCGCTTAGGGCTAGAAGTACTTAACGTGCGTGAGCGCATCGATGGGCGGGATTGGGACATTATTGCAATTGATATGTCTGACTCAACGCTTGCAGGTAATACAGATTTACTCCCTGAGCTAATACAGCTCTACGGCCGTACATGCCGACGCTACGAATTAACCGTGCATAACAAAGCTGATGTATCACTGAGCTTAGGATTAACGCATGTGCAGTGGGATAGCTGCCATATTGATCACCCACTGCATTTAGCGGCACAAAATAAAGCACAGCAACAATACAGTTATGGTTTTACTAATTTGCAAAATGAAAGCTGCGAAGCGCCACTGTATGCAGTTACGCACGATGTAAAACACGTATTGCCATTCGAGCAGCTGTATCAATTTTTAGGGTGCGACAACCTTGTTAGTAATACAGACCACCAAGCAATCACCACCGATGTACAGCATGTAATTGCCGCACATCATCACTATGGATTTTTAAGTAAAGAGGGCGGTGTAAGTATCGCCAAGGAGCCATTATGACCCAAGCGATCACCGGCATTATGACCAACGCCGGCAAAAGTTACATCACAACCCGCGCGCTGCAAAACTCAGGGCTCGATGTTAAAGAATTAGTGTTAGCAAACATTCCTAATTTAAATGAAAGCGCAGAGCGCAACCCAAACGAAAAAATGCCCAGTAATTTACAAATTGTGCACCGTCGCAATATTGATGTGTCTGGTTATGTTGACTCAAACACGGTTGCTTGGGCTGTTGTGTTAGAGCAAGAGATAGGCGACTTCGACTACAACTGGATTGGGTTAGTAACAGAAGACGGTACTTTGCTAGCGATTGATTACTTGCCATTACAACGCAAGCGCCAGGGCGTAAACAATGTACATAACCGCTCGTTTGTATTGAAGTTTGCAGCTGCTGCGGCATTAGCGCGGATCACCATTCCCGCACAGTCTTGGATGTTCGATTACAGCCCACAAATTGATGCGCTAAACGCATTGTCAACCACAACAGCAACCGCGCAGGTAAACAACATGTACCGCACGTTGCGTAATTTTTTCTTGATGTCAGATTTTACCGTATTTACTAAGGAACTATGATGAGTATTGACCAAATAAATGAAATTGTAAGCGCGGCAGACCGCGTAGTCACGGCGATAGAAAGCAAAGCTGCAGAAATCGATAATAAAACAGCGCAACTAGCCAGCGATTACGCAGGTAAAAAAAACGAGTTAGACAAGCAAGTAGCTGAAAATTCAGCAGAGCTAGCAATCGTTGCATCAGCCGGCTATCGAAAAGCAATTGAAGATGCATCAGGTGGGCGTAACACTATAGTAATTGATGATCAGGGAAACCCAAATGTAATGGTGCGTATCCCGCGTTTTAACTACGAAGACATTAACCAAGCCATTCTTGATCGTTTGGGCGTTGACTTAATGCTAGGCACAGGCACGCCAACCATGTTCCAACGCAACGGCGAGCAAATGGGAGAAGTGCTAATTGCAAAATACCTAGCATCATCAGGCGCCAATGGCGGCTGTAGCGTAATTGGTGGTGTGCAACCACGTACATCAGTTAATTATGATGTAGCAAAAGCACTGTGTAACAACAAAGGTGAAGGCTGGCATATGATGAGCATCCATGAATGGGCAGCAATCGCGCTATGGTCACTAGCTAACGACACTGTGCCGCGCGGTAACACAAATTATGGCCGAAGCCATGAAAACAAATTAGAAACAGCTCGTCGGTCAGATAATGGTTTACCCGGAGATACATCAGGACTTGCCAGAACTGACACAGGTAAAGGCCCAGCAACATGGTCGCACGACCACACAGAGTGGGGCATTCAAGACCTAGTAGGTAACGTGTGGGAGTGGCTAGATCAAATGATGCTAAGTGAAGGCCAAGTGATCACTACGTTAGATAACAACCCAGAAATTGTAGAAGAGAATTGGATTAGGCATGCAGCTTATTTTGATTCACCTGTAGATAACACGGGAGGTACTGTTAATGCAGGCTCTCCAATATTAAATAGCCGAATCACAAACAGAAATGGCCCGCTAGGCGATGATAATAGTAATAATCCATACCTAGACAATAGCCACTTTGCCGCAATTATAAAATCAGAGACTTATCAAAAAGCGGAGGTTTTACGCAGGTTATTGATTGAATCAGAATCAACTACAACAGTATCGGGGGCAATCTATTGTAGAAACTACGGTAATAGATTTCCATTACGTGGTGGACTTTGGCTCAATGGTTCCGGTGCAGGGCTAGGGGCTCTTGGTTTGAGTAATGCGCGGACATCGGCTATTAGTAGCATCGGTTTTCGTCCCGCTTTCTTTGCGTAATTGATTATTAAAATTGAACTCGCGCATGCGCGATTTTATATCGCGCTTATCAAAATATTAAAAGGAACAACTATGTTTTCATACATATATAAAGGCGTAAGCCACAGCAATACAACGGGTGTGTACATGCAAAACTTAGGCATGGATGCAGAGCAAATCGAATCGGTTTTAAATCAGCAGCACTATGAACTGAGCCAAAATACAGCAAAACGCCAAGCTGCATACAAAGCAGAATCTGATCCGTTATTTATGGAGTCACAATTTGATAGCACAGCTGAGTCACATCAAAAGTGGCAAGATAAAGTAGCTGAAATAAAAGCCCGTTACCCATTGCCTGAAAATGCATAACGTTGCGCTTTGTTATCACCAAACAGCCGCCCCTTGCTCAATGCAAATGGGCGCGCAGTTACTTGCATCGGCAATAAAAGACGGCTCACGCACAGATAAGCCAGCACAATATAGCGCGCTGCTCTTATCTGTTAGCGCAAATGACCCTGCCGCACTGGCTAGCAAGCTCAGCATGATAAACGAATATTGCCCAATACCTGAGTTTATTAGCTGTGCTCAATACGGCCAAAGTCAAAGTGCACTAGAGCAAACTCAGCTCGTAACCTATGACGGCCAAAGTATCGAATGGCAAATAAACACATTGCAAAACTTAACGCCAATACGTGAGCAACAAATAGCGGACGAAATTGCTACTGTAAACGACAGTGGCAAGCAATTAATAAACACCATTGACGATGCATTGACTCAAACCGTTGAGCTAAAAACAGCACGCGACGAGCGACTAAATCAGGCGCAATTTACTGCTCAAAGTAGCGGGGTCGATATGCAATTAATAACAGCCGGCACAGCAAAGCAGCTAGCTGACTCAGTTGCTAGCAAAGGCAATGAGCATAACTATTGGGCGATGTGTTTATTTGTTGGCGAACCAAGCGAGCTTAATCATATTAAAGAGGTGTTATGAGCATATCGTTAGATGGCTGGAATATCCCCGGATATGAAACGCGGGTCAATGCTGGTATTAAATTAGCCGGCGGCGATATGTCAGGCATGGGAAGTTTTGCGCTCATTAGCGATCAAGGTGTTAAGCCTGGCATATTAACTGTGAGCACTAAAATACCGCTTAATGAAGAGGGGGCTTTAGCATTGCTTATTAGCAAAGCGAAAGCACTTGATGAAAACGGCGCCCGTATTATTTACACAATTAATAATGCATTGGCAGAGGCTTATAAAATACGTAAAGCCAAATTTGATGGCGAGGTAAAGGCAGTAGAACTTGAAGAAAAGCGCGCGTGGCAAATCACCTTTAAACTTATTGAAGTACAGTCCGTATCAGAGCGTGAGCAACAACAGCTAGACGGTACAGCAAACCAAAATGCACAGTCGCAAGCGGTCACTTCAAATAACGATGTACAAAGTAAATTTGCAGCGGTGGAGGGGCCATGAGTACTCGCCTATCTGATACGCTAACAATTGGGGGTAAACCAGTAACGAGCGTCGTTACTAAAAGCGTACAACTTGATATAGCCAGCACTGGTCGTGCAAAGTTTGAAATAGTGACAGAGGAAGTGCCAAGCGGATTAGTCGAACTGCATTTAGGTTACACACTAGATAATATGGTCCCGTATTTTCTCGGCGTTATCGAATCAAAACACCAGGCAAACGGCCGTTGGTATTTAACTTGTCGCGAATTACTCGGCGCATTAAGTTTCACTGCCCCCCTTGCAGTTCGCCATGCAACAATCAAAGCGGTGCTTGATGAATTGGCAAAGCTCGGTGTTGAATTTGTGACACCTGAAAACGCCAGCTATTTAAATAAAACGATACCCGCGTTTTACCATAGCGGCACAGGTATTGAAGCGCTAAAGCAAATAAGCAAAGCATGGGGCATTAGTGATTTTATATTTCAACAACGCCCCGATGGCAAAATATTTGTCGGTAGTTGGCACGACTCCCGCTGGCCGCTTGCAGCAATAAACGATTTTCCAGAGCATACAATAACAGCCCAAAGCTCAACTACCGGTGAGTTGATCGCCATTCCAAAATTAAGACCAGGCATAAAGCTAAACGGGCGTCATATTACCGAAGTAACTTTAATCAATAACAGGATGCACATACGATGGTCAAACAAGCCATTAAACGCCTAATACAGCGCTACTTTCCAGAGTTAAGCGAGCGTAAACACCTGCCGCAACTTGCACGTATCGAAAAAATATACGACCTACCAAGTGGCGCCGCAGCAATCAGCACCGCATTTAGACCACTAAAAGCGGCCGACGTACAGCTATTAAACCCGCTCACAAATGAGCCATTACTCGTGCCTGTATTTGAGCAAGTAACACTCGGCACAGGGCAAGCATCCGATCATGGTTTTTTGAACGAACCTATGCCAGGCATGCAGTGTTTAATACAATACATCGATGGCCTAAACAGCCATCCCGTCATCACCAGTTTATTACCATGGCAAAGTTTAGTGCCAGAGCACAAACGCACCGATGTTACGCTACAGCAAAACAGCCGCAGCAAAATACAAGGCCGCGACGGCAACTGGCACACCACAACTGATGGCGATATAACCCAAACCAGCGATACCACAAAAAGAAAATCGCGCAACTGTTTAGAAAATCATCATGAACGCAATACCAATATAGCCACGCACGACACATTAAAAATAGACGGCAACCAAATAACCGAAGTCATGGGCGCCCTGAAAACAGTAGTAGGTGAAAAAGCCTTAATTGTAGCTTTAGAAGGGCTATTACTTGGCAGTAAAAAACAGGTAGATATTGAAGCCGCCGAAAACATGAACCTAACCACACTCAAAACCCTACACGCCAAAGCAACCGAATTGGCAAAGGTCGAAGGAAAAACAGTTTGGTTGGGTGACAGCTCAGTAAACGTGGCTCAAGTTCTCCTTGATTTAATAAGCCTAGTAAAAGACATAAATCAAAGTTTAGAAACCCACGGCCATAAAGATCAGGGAGCAGGGCCACCAATTACACAAGGCGAATTTACAGGCCACAAATCAACAGCAAGTGATTTGAAAAGTATATTAAAGCCAATAGTAGAGTAGTAAGTTAATAATAAAAATCTCAAATAGTTGACAGATTACTTAGTTTTAAAAGTAACAGAACCGCTAGAACTTTGGGTGAAATTTCATTGAGGCTATTGCCCCATCATTTATTGCTATCACGCTTGTTCTACCTTTTTCAGTAGACTTCGGAATATAACAATCCGCACTAGGAGTATCATAATTAGTATACCCTTTTTTGAATATTTTATAATTAGACAGGCTAGCTATTAATGTGATGTTTGGTTCTGGTGTAAGTCCTGGCATCCGGTATTCAACATCGTATTTATCAAATTTTGAAGGACACTGTGTATATGATTCGTACAAGAAATAAGGTGCTGTAATAGGAGCAAATACTAAATAACTAACAACTATAGGCCAATACATTACCCAATGTTGATGGTAGTAGGAAACCGTAGCTATAGTGATAAATACAATAGCTGCTAACACAGTTAATGGCCCAAGGTTTATTGCAAAAAAACCAAAGAAAAAATCAGAAATTGAGGCGTAATCAAAAAGGTTTATGTTCTCCTTATTAAAAATCATCCAGAGTGTAGCTAAGCCGCTTATCGATATATATCCACTCACTATTGTAAGGAATAAAGTAGGGTGCTTTTTTAAAAAACGTCCAATTGACTCAAGCTGTGCTCTTTGACGTTTTACTTTATCTGAATTATTACTCTTCAATGTTACGTTAAATTCTTGATTATCCACATTTACTTTATACTTTATCATTGCTCTTTCCTTTTTTAGTGTACCTTTATCATTGTTTTTTTAGTTGGGTACAAGTTATTGTTTATAAAATTATTTTTAGGAATCTCATTCATCAAATCTTTGATGTAAGTCTCGGTGGTAGCTTCTTTGTAATGAAGTTTTACTATTGATTACAAGGTGTGTATAAAAATGTGTATAAACTTATTTTTAGTAATTAATATACCTTTTAATATTAGGTGTTTAAGTTTTTTTTCGTATAGTCGTGCCAATAGATTGT